TGTCATTCAGCAGAGTTGCGTCATATGCTTGTATATTGACACCAATATCTGCGTCAACTAATATCGTTGGGTCATACGCTTGAACGTTAACGCCAATATCACTACCATTAAGAATAGTTGCATCATACGCCTGCACACTTACGTCTATATCTGCATCAACCAAAATGGTTGGGTCGTAAGCTTGGACACTAACTCCAATATCTGCATCTTTCAGTATCGATGCGTCTGCTGTTTCTTTTCCATTTAATGCTAACTGCAGATCCGTTTGATCAGAAAGCGTACCAGTAACTAATCCCCAGACTGCGGATCCGCCGGTAGGTTCTTTCCATACAGCTAAATCATCTTCTGCTGTTAATATATATCCATCAGTAATACCTTCAGCATCAGCACCTGGTATGCCGGTAACTGGACCATCGAAGTGAATACGAGTAGTTACTGTGACAGGATGCGGAGAATCTATAGGCAGATACTCTAAATGCTCATGCCCTACCAGCGCAAAAGGCCGCAGTACATACTCCTGATTGTTCTTAAATTGCGAACTTATTTTCTTCATAAGGGATTACACAAATCCACGGTCAACAAATTTATGTGAATGCAGACTTTCCTGGGCTGTGAGACCCTCTGTCTTGATCAGATTACAACTTGCTTCAAATCTCAGGTAATGTGTGTTGTTGGCACCCTTGGTATCAGATTTAACTGATCCATGCCCCTTATATCCAACGTAATGGAATAGTGCTTCCAGAAATTGTGGAGGAACAGGTATTTCTTCTTTTTCATTTGTAATGAATTTTGGAGCTGCCCGGTAAATTACACTGATAAGGCCATCAGGTACAGATTGTACTAATTCGACCTGGTGGTATTGTGGTGTTGAGGCGCCATACGGATCCTCTTCATCATTAAGTGACATCTCACCGCTATCTTCCTCGAATAGAGATTCGATCATCAATAGTTGGTGGTCACTCAGATCGATAGACACATTAGCGTCTACGCCGTCTAATTTGTACAGCAGCACGTCTTCAGCCTGGGTAATAATGGCCTCAGCCTCCCACAAGTTGAATCGTTTGTGTATTTCAAGCACAGCAAGGTTAATAAACCCGATAATTACTGCTTTATCAGTTTTCAACCCGAGCTGTTTTAGTTCTGATTGTTTGAGTAATGTTATTGCGTCACTGACTATCATGGGTAACCTCGTAGAATTTTAACAATAGTAGCACATAATACTAAAATACGGTACTGTTCTTGTAAATATCATCGTCATCGTCATTAAAAAATGCATGATGTCCGAATTCGTCATCAACAAATTTAGGTACTGCATCCTGACTTGGAGCCATAGGATCCATTTCCAGTAGCATTGAGGCAGCGTCAGCAGCGTCATCGTGCTTAGATTTGAATCCCTCATTTGTAGCGAATTTCATCTCTTCGAGTAATTCTTCCAACAGAGGAGTATTCTCCAGCTCATTTGGCAGCCACATTTTCTTGGCCTTTATGGTAGGAACGAATAATTTAAACGATTCGATCTTACTGCCAGTCCGGTGTATTCCCTCAGTTTTACCCGGGCCGGCTAAGTTGAAGAACACGTTTCTGGTGATCATTTCTCCTTTTAGCCATGATATAAAACCTTTTTGCTGGCCATTAATCTCGATACCGACACCAAGTGGTTTATATATTGAAACGTACTTAAATACAGCATCAATATTTTTGTCCATCAGCTGGCGCTTACATAAGCCATCTACCAGTAACCAATCTTTGTTATTTGTGTATGCCCATACAGCAACGACACTGAAGTCATTCTTGTCACCATCAGCTGTAGCGAAATCGGTAGTTATGTAGAAGTTATATCTACTGCGGTTACGAATTACTGCATCCCGTGGGTACCAGGTCAGGTCATGATCCTGGACTAATCTGTCTTCATCACTTGTGATTCTCAACATCAGCTCCTGATTGAATGATGCAATTTCTCCACTGTCTAGCAGTGATTGGTGTTCGTTTTTCACAAACTCGTAGGGAAAACGATCTTCCCAGGCTCCCCGGAATTCTTCCTTTGTGCATGGGTATTTCTCGCAAATTGGGTACGTACGTGTATTCCATGATTTGCTACAAGCTGCGTCGTAAAGTGGATCTGATTTGTTGAACGGTGTACCGGTCCATATTATCATCCGTTTCCGTGGATGCATCGCCTGGCGGGCTGCTTTATATACAATGTTTTTAATGTCTCTGGTAATGGTAGGGGATTCCGCGTTCTTGTCAGACATAAGGTCATCAAAGCCGCACCAAGTAGGTCTCTGACCATATTCTTTAAACCCACGTACGCCAGTTGAAGCTCCATACCCACGAAAACATAATTTTTTGCCATCTGCATTTTGAAACTCCCATCTTACATCGGTGAAGTGTGTCACCGGTATGTATTTTTTAAGAAACTCGCTGTTGTCCCAACGGAACTCCAACTGGTTACGCATAGATTTTACACCATTATCCATGGTATCGCTAATATACATTCCAACATTAACTTCACCAAAACCAGGCATTTTGCCATATACAGCAAGGTATAGAATCACATACTCATGAAGGGCAGTTGTCTTTGCCGAACCACGGAAGGAAACGAATAAGTTCTGGTTCTTTGCGACAAGCTGATCCAGCATGTCATAATGGATTATTGGAGATTTATTCTCCTCGCCGAGAGATCCATTGACCATCTTAATGAAGGCAACGAATTCAAGTGCAAATTTACTAGGCCTGTAGATAGTATTGAAATACTCATAATCTACATGATTAAGCAGCTCGTCGAGATCAGCTTTCTTTCGCTTAGCAGCTTCAGACTCAGTTGTTATGACCGGCTCATCGCTAGGCATGACAAACTTCTTCTTTGGAGGTGTGACAATCTCCGTATCGGGCATCATCAGGCCCCTACCTTTCCCGGGTGTTATAATTTCCATCTTTTACCAGACTTCGTGGCAGGTTTGATCGGATCCGGAGCTTTTTCCTCGATAGGTTTCTCATCTACCGTCTGCTCTTCGACCACTGAGTCCTCCAGTAGTTCTTTATCTACCGTAACAATATTAGTATCAGCAATAGTTTTCAGGGGGACACCGGCCTGCACGCTCTGGAACTCTGCCGCGGCAAGTTTCTCGGCGGCTTTGCGGAGATCATCGATTATTGAGTTGGTTCCATCATCGACTTTCACGGTAAGAACAGAATCTTCTTCTGGCTTCAGCTCAGTTATCAGTGTAGCGCCGGCCTTCTGCCGCACCATCTCGCTCTTGGCGCTACGCATCAACTCTGCCTGGCTGAGTATGGCCTCGTGTAGTATGTGCCTGTGAATGAGCTGAACCGGCACGGCAGCAACCTTCTTTATTTCACATACCAGCTTGGAGGTATTGTACCGGCTTGCTTCACCACGCATTATTGTCTTATCACGCTTATCGAATGGGTAGTTCTTTTTACGGTCTTCATACCGCTGTGGGAATGTTTTTATGTACGCATCAGTCAGAGTATTATCAGATTCTACCAATGTGAAGAATTTTATGGCAGACAGGTACTGCGAATGAGACCTCGACGGACTCTCCTTATAAATATTAAGGTGATCCAGGTACGAGTCAAGGAACTCCTGGCCATAGTCAGGATTCTCAGCAAGTTGGTTGATCTCATCCAGCGTTTCCTGGGTAATTGTCAACTTCTGCCGAGGTTTTAATTGTGACTGAACTAAATCCAGTGATAATTCTTTAGACATTAAATTTTCTCTTCACTAATTCTGGTGTAAAGAACTCACCGTTAATTGTTAATGTTGTGTGCCCTGGGTGCAATGTTAGTAATATGCCACTGCAGATATCTGTTAAATCCTGTTGATCGAAGTCTTCACCAAACACCTGGGCCAAATGAGGACGACTACCTTTTATCTTTATGCCCCTGAAATACCTTTTCCAGTGAGGTCTTCTGTCCACTGAAAATTTGCCATCTGGGCTACTGTATATAACTTTTGTTATCATTGTAAACCTATGGAGAGATTAATTGGCCTAAGTGCTTGTAATCATTATCTGAAAGCTCAAGTGGTTTGTCAAATAAATTATCGTTACAATTTCTCAGGTACTGGATAACACGGAATTCATTCACCCCGACAAACATTTCTGTGCCGCCACTGATCCTGTGTTCCGGGTCATACTGCCTATGAG